GTATAGCAATATGCTTACATTCTAACCACTCTCCTGCTTTGAGTGGTATATCAACAAAGAAAGGAGGAATAGGTTAAATAATGCCAAAAAAGAAGAAAAGACGAATTATGTCTATTGATGAGCTGTATGAGTTCTGTCTAAAAAATAATTTTGCTCATTTTGATAGTAATGAATTCGGTAAAGAACTTATGGTTCGTATGAATGGTAATTTTGAAAAAACTTCTAAAGATAAAGATAAACATAAAGAGTCTCTTACTCCATTCGTCAGTCGTGCATTTCACGATCATGTCAATCTCAATAAATCGGAAATCTCCGAAGAATCTTTTAATGAAAATGTCCCATCAGCAAACTTTCGTCCAATCTTAGCACATATCACTACCAATTCAGATAATGAATTAGACTTCGGTAGCCATGATTATTATGTGACTACTGACAAAGATGGTAACGACAAAGTTGTATACGAAGAACAGCCTATCGGCGTTATTGATGGCACAAAGACTACTATTGAATATGATGAAGATGCTGGCGTAAATCGTGCAGTTTTGCATGGTTATTTATACGATGAGTATTGTCAGGACGCTATTGAGATTCTTAATAGACGTGGAACTGTAGATTGTTCGGTGGAATTATGCATTAGGGAGTTATCATTTAATACTGCTAATAAAACATTGCAGTTAGATGATTTTTATGTATCAGGTCTTACTCTTCTGTCAAAGGATGTATCCCCTGGTATGGCAGGAAGTAATTTTAAAATTGAAGATTTCGCTGTAAATGCAGAAACAGTAACATTTAACACAGACAACAAATTGGTTGAAACTTTAGAGAAATTAACTAATATTCTTGAGAGTTTTGATATAAATCAAAAATCAAAGGAAGGAGGAACAAATAACAAAATGACAAAATTTGAAGAGTTACTTGCCAAATATGGTAAGACTGCTGAAGATGTAACATTCGACTATACAGAAATGTCAGATGAGGAACTTGAAGCAAAATTCGCTGAGATGTTCGATGATGACAATTCAGAAGGAGACAACTCAGGTAGCGGAGAATCTGGTGAGCCTTCCAATGATGGAGAAGGTGATGGTGAAGGAGTTTCTGATCCAGATGGTAATGAAGGAGAAAGTCAGACTTTTGAAAAGATTGTTCGTACATATGAAATCAGTCATGAAGATACAAGATATGCACTTTACCAGCTTTTATCTGAATATGAAGATGCTGATAATGAGTGGTACTTTATCAACGCTGTTTACGATGATCATTTTACATATGAGAACTGGAATGGTGATAAAATCTTCGGTCAGAACTATACAAAAGACGGTGATAATGTAGCTTTTGATGGAGAAAGATACAATTTACATCGTGAACTTTTAACAGATAGTGAATTTGCAGAGTTACAGTCTATGCGTTCAAACTACGCTGCACTCAAAGAGTTGCAACTCTTATGACTCGTTATCATGGTGAGTGGGATCTGTAGGATTTACTTATAGATTAATTATATGGAGAGTGGTAATCCACTCTCCTATTTTGAAAGGAATTGAAAGGAAATGGCATATACAAAGAAAACTACTGCTACTACTGGCAGTACAGAAAAGGTAACAAAAACTACAGAAGTTAAAGAAGATATGAAAACATTTTCACCCGAAGATACTGTTTCATGTCGTTCATTAGTAAGTGGTGGGCTTTATATTGAAGGAGCACGTTCGCATATCCTTTATAGCTGGGCTGACTGTGGAGATGTAGTTGATGTTGAATATAGAGATTTAATTTATCTCGTTAGAACTCGTGAAGATGTAAACATTTATTCACCAAGAATTATTATTGAGGATGAAGATTTTGTTGAACAGAATAAGTCTGTAAAAGACTTATATGAGTCCATGTATGAAACAAGTGACTTAAATGAGATTTTAAATCTTCCTGTTCCGCAGATGTCAGAAACAATTAAAAAGCTTCCAAAAGGTGCAAAGGAAGCCCTTAAAGGTATTGCTTCTACAATGATTGAATCTCATGCACTTGATTCAGTTCACAAAATTAAGGCTCTTGATGAAATTTTTGGTACAAAAATGTTACTTACATTAGTTCAGGAATAGTAAAGGAGGCTCACAATGACGCTTCCATACGAAACAATTTTTTCACGAACAAGAGGACGAATTTCAGATATGAAAGAACTTTCTCTTGACGAAAACGATCTTAATGAAACATGGACTGAACGCTTGCGCATGGTTGCAGGTGATGAACGAGTTATTAGAAAATTCGCTTCATTTAATATGGATGACGAAATCCAACAGATTGAATTTGAGATGCAATATCCTGTTAGCGATTTTGCAGATAAAGAATATGTTATAGGATTGTTCACTCTTGGAATGACAATTGAATGGTTAAAACCACAGGTTGACTCTGCAAAATTTACTGCTAGAGTTTTAGGAACAAAAGAAGAAAAAAACATACAGAATCCATATAAAGATATGCAGAGTAGATTGGATACATTACAACATGAATTCAGTAGAAAACTTGCAAGTCATGGATATATTAATAACTCATATGTGCGAGGTGAATAACTATGGAATATATATATGGTTCGTTCACTAAAAGACAAATTAAAGAAGCTGCACATGCGATGCATAACGATGTTCATAAGTTATTACTTTACAAGGATAATCGAATAGAAGAAAAAATATTTGAGAATGATGAAGCTTTTCTTATATTTTTCCAGAATGTCATGTTTAAATTTAGTGGAACAAAGACTCTAATAACAATGGAATTATGGTCACATTAATGGCTACTTTGCAAGCTGCTTATGACGAAGTTACATCCGATGAGTTTGATTACATGACATTTCGTAGGGCTATTTTAGATAGTCACAATTACATTAAGCAGATGTTTGAAGGAGGTGTTGGTGATGCCAAGCTTACAGACAGCACGGCGAATCGCTAACGCCAAAACAAATAATGCGAAAACTTTAGGTCAAATTTATAAAGAAGAATCTGACTTTTTGATGGAAGAAACTTGGGATAACAGTATTGCTTCCAAGACTTGTTATATCTACGATCATTTTCATGACGACTTCTTTACAGATGAACATGGAATTACACGTTCACTTGCTGAAGGTATGACTTATGAAAATACTAATAAGACAAAGATAGATGCAAAGTTTATTATCAAATCTTATCAGTCAATGGACAAAGATCAAGTGGAATATTATCTTATGTTTCGCCCAAGTCAGCCTGTAAGATTCAATAAAGGTGATGACCTTTATTATTATGAGACTGATTTTAGGAAACGCTATGGAGCGACATTTCCGATAGGACTTTTCGTGGACGTTCCAGATGATAGAGGAATTTATCATAAGTGGATTATCTGTCGTGATGAACCTGCAAATCAGTTTCCAAAGTATCTGATTTTACCAGTAAATTACGAACTTACATGGATTGAAAAATCTAATGATAAGCGCATCAAGAGACGTATGTGGTGTTGTTTAAGACAGCAAAGTTCCTACACGATCGGCACTTACACCGACCGATATTTTACACATACTGATAATCAGGATAAGATATGGTTGCCAATGAACTCTATTACAGAGAAGTTTTGGTACACTTCTGAAGATTCTAAAAATATGCGAGTTGTAGTAAGTGCTTTAACAGAACATCCTACCGTATGGACAGTGACCAAGGTTGAAAATTCAATGCCATTTGGTATTCAAAAGCTTACTATATATACAGCATTTTGGAACGAGCATACCGATTATGTTAATCTTGAAACAGGCGAAATGTATGCGAACTATTTCGATTCAGAAATCGCCCCAACAGATCCAGATACTCCAACTACTCCCCCATCTTCTATCACAGCAAGAATTGCAGCATCCACTTCAACTATTAAAGTTGGTGGCTCTTATAAAAATCTTACAGTAAATCTATTCAACGATTCCAATGAAGATATTACAACTGAATATGCTGATGCAATATTTACATGGACTTGTTCTATTGATAATGAAGACTGGACTGATAAAGTTACATGGCGAGCTGGTACAGAATACAACCAAAAGAAAGTAAAGTTTCCTAATGACAGTTCCGTTATCGGCAAAATATTGTCTGTTAAGTGTGAAATTGTTAAGGATGACTTGCCGATTAAATCTGAAATTTTGCCGCTGGAATTAACTGAATAGGAGGTGCTTTATGGCAGAAAAATTAGTTACAAAAAATAATTTGTTAAATAAGCTTCGTGCATATAAGACTACTCCTGATGATGAAAATATTCAGTATAAGAAAAAGATTGAAAAAGCACTTATGCTTAATCCATGTCTTTTATATGCACTTAATGAGAAGTCATTAGAATCTGAACTTTTTGACGATGATGGTAATATCAACTGGGAATGGAACGAAGATACAAAAGAGTATGAACCTCTTGGGGAATGGGATAGATATTTTGGTGGAACATCCAATATCCGTCCTTATTTGTTTATTCCTGACACTCAGACTGAGGTAAAACATTATATCTGTTATCAAGTATCTTTTGATGAAATGCCTCGCTATCAGGATACATTAAAGTATACGAATATTACATTTACTATTTTTGTTCATGGTAATGACAGAAATGATAAATTAACAGGTATTCCACGCCATGATTTAATCGCTTCTATTATAAGAGAACGATTCAACTGGTCTAATATATTTGGTATGCAGACTCATCTCATATCTTCTAAAGAATCCACAACAGATAATAACTATCTCGTTCGTACTCTTGTATTCCAAGTTGTTGATACTAATGGAATTCACAAAACAATTGATGGTAAGACTTCTATCACCAATTATGGAGTTAGGCGGTGATTAAATGGATGTATTAGAAACGCTAGACAATCTACAAAATGCCGCAGAACAAGATTCTGAGAAAAATAAATCTAATAATAAAAAATCAGAATATCATTTTGATAAATTAAGAATGTATTTTGGTGAAGATTATACCATAAATAATATTACAATTTCTGTACCAACAATCGGAGATATTCTTGAAGTTGGGGAAACTAGATTTTATCAATCTTTATCACCTTTTCTCAATAACCCAACATCAATTAGGGTTTTCTTATATGATACTTTTCACAAGGATTGGAACAAAACCAAAGACATTGAAGTATTTTATATAATGTATCAACTTGTACAAGATAAAGAACCACTAAATTTAATTTTTAAAGATTTTAATTTTGATGGATTTGTGTTGACTCCCGCAAAGAAAAATAAACAAGATACAGAATATGACCACTTGGCACTATTTAACGAAGATAAGAACATCCTTATTTATGATGATGAATATTTAGAGATTGCGGAATATATTCGTACAATGATGAATGTTCATCCGAAAACAGAAAAGGCAAAAGGTAAAACCACAAAGCATTGGATGTTACAAGAAGATAGAATGAAGGCACAACAGATCGAAGACAAGAAAGGATCTTCCACTCTCTTACCTCTTGTGTCTGCTTGCATAAATCATCCTGGCTTTAAATACAAGTTAGATGATTTAAAACAAGTTAATATATGTCAGTTCATGGACTCTGTACAAAGAATACAGAAATATGAACAGGGCGTTGCAGCTATGCATGGTATTTATGGCGGCATGGTTAGTGCAAAAGATATCCCAAATGACTTAATTAATTTTATGAGTGATTTATAATCGCTCATTTTTTATTGCATAAAAATAACAAATTTCAAAGGAGGAAAATTAATATGGCATTTAAATTAGGTGACGTAATCGTTGATAGACTTCAGTTTGGTTACGGTGCAAAAGCAAATGGTACACCTCTGTATGCTTTAACTCAGCTTACAGAAGCCAATATTGATATTACAGCAGATTCTACTGATATCAATGATAAGGATGGAAACCTTGTATATAGAAAATATACGGGTAAAAAAGGCGAGGTAACTGCAACTAATGCATTTCTTAATCTTGCAGTTGTCGAAGCTATCTCAGCCACAGATGCAGAGATTGCAACAGAAGACAAAGGTATTGTTATGCCGATGATTCAGCTTGTAAAGGCAGGTGAAACACTTGATATTACTGGTTATGTAGATGGTTCTGTTGTTGTAAACTCTCTATCCCCAAAAGGTTCTATGGGTAAAGAATTATATACAAAAGGTACTTCTGCTACTGCAACAGAATTTGCTATTGTACATACAGATGCATCTGGTGAACCTGACAATACACCTGCGAGCGATGTATTAACTCCACCAACAGCAGATGGAGAGACACAGTACATCGTTAAATACAAGAAGACAATTCATAGCGGTGCTAAGATTACCAACTCTGGTAAGAAATTCCCGAAAGCGCATGAGTTATTTTTCAAGGCATTAGTTGTTGATAAATGTGATACAGAAACTCTTAGAGCTGCAATCATTCACATTCCATCATTTATGCCAAGTCCAGAGTTTACTCTTGCACTTCAGGGCGGTG